TACATCATCGACCAGGATTACCGCGGCGTTAAGTATGCGAAGGATAAGCAAGTTGCGCGCTGCGGCAACGCTGTGCCGCCTCCGTTCGCAGAGGCTCTGGTGAGGGCAAACTTACCTGAAATGTGCCAAAAACGAGTTGCGGCTTAGTTGACTAAACCCTCACATGATAATACTGTTTATATATACAGTATTTCGTGTGAGGTTTTTTTTATGGGCTTTCCATCACCAGCTAAAGACTACGCAGAACAAACACTTACTATAAACAGACTGTGCCAGATTGACGCTAATTGCCGCGTGTTAGAGACGAGCGCGGGTTTCGCCGTCGTTGATATTTCCCGCCGTCCTAAGCAGGGAGATCACGTACTGATTTCTTTCTGCGGAATAATTCAGTTTGGCATTGTTCGCGGTCGCGCACTCATTACTTCAGATGGTGAAGCGATAGAGGGTGACGCCCTGGACGATGTGGACGTGAAGGGCGTTTTAACTTTCCTGATCAACCGGGCAAATTACGTCGAGGAAGACCCGAATCCTGTGATTTAACCCCGACCCGCTACGGCGGGTTTTGTTTTTTTTGGGGGAAAACTTCAAGTTAAACATGGGCATGTGATTAGCAAAAAGTGACATCAAGGGCTTGAACATTTCATCTAACAGGTATACTGTTTATTTATACAGTATTTGCGTAAGGAGCTAATTATGAAAGTGGAAATCACAATTGATCGTCGCAAAAAGCTTCCAGAGGGCGCTGTCCCGGCATTAGAGAAAGAGCTGCTGCGGAGGCTTGACCAAAACTTTAACAACTGCAGTTTGATCATTCGCCGAACCGGTACTGATGGTCTGAGTGTGTTTGGTGGGATGGATGGGGACAAAAAGCGGGTGGAGCAAATCCTTCAGGATACCTGGGAAAGTGCTGACGACTGGTTCTATTGAGTAGAGGTCCAGTGGCTGACCTGGTTTATTTTGAGGATTTTGCTGTGGCTAAAAAACAACAAATGCCGAACACCGGCTATGTAGTAATCAGATGCGATGACGGAGTAATTGTTGCCCGTCTCACCTCTTTTCCCGTATGTGAGCGCGCTTTAATGTACCGTCGCGGTGATACTGTTTCGTTTATGCCTCTGCAGCCCGATGAGATCGTGGGGACTCTCTCGCTGTTTTCGCAGATGATTGAAAGAGCAAAGACCGGAGGGGGTTACCAGATTCCTCCGGGCTCTGTTACACTCCCGTCATAGGCCTGAACAACCTATACCTGCTGCGTCACGGAGAGAAACCATGGCGCAAAAAAACTTACTATCTGATGCGGAACAGGCTGGCGATCATGTTGATGGCGCTGGTCTTTCTTCATTCCAAAATCTGACACCACGACAGCAGGAAGTTTTTGATCTGCTGGTGGCGTTTATCAATCAGCATGGCTACCCGCCGACCTTACAGGAACTGGCCGGGCTAATCGGCGTTAGCTCACCAAACGCTGTTGCATTGCACCTTCGTGCGTTACAGAAAAAGAACTTCATAAAATTATCTCGCGGTGTTTCCCGTGGAATTTCTGTCGTCGGAAGAAAGGAACCGGTACTTGCCGTGCAACTGCTGAAGGAAATGATCGCTGATGAACCGGGGGCGCGTGAACGTGCGCTGGAATTCCTGCGAGTGTACGAGGTCCGGCCATGAAGAAGAGCTGGTTTCTCCATGAGCAACTTTCAGAGTCTCAGGCTCTGGAGCTGGCAGAACGCTACCGGAAGAAGAATTGCCTGGTCGAGAAAAGTCTGTCGAGCGATTTTACCTTTTGGGAAATTCGTGTGCTGTTGCCGGAATTCAGGAAGCCCCCGCGGATTAACAGAACCTACACACAAAAAATGTGGAGGGACTGATGCGTGCATTACTAAATGTCGATGTTGCCCGGCATCTGGGGATTGTGCTCCTTAAACCCGGTAGAGAGTTAATGTCGTTATTCAGCGGTGGGCGCGTGCTGGTGGAGACCCTGCCAGATAAAATGAAAACTCTACCAAGCGGGCGCATTCCTGACGCCGGGCAACCTTTACGAGAGGATCCCTGCATTCGCCCATTCTTTATGAAAGAGCGGGTGGTGAGGGCTGCTGGTGGTGTGAATGGACTCGAATCCTGGTTGCTTAAGAAGGTCAAACACTGCCAGTGGCCACATTCCGATTATCACCATTCAGAGCTGGTAACGTTCCGCCATTCAACAGGGGCAATCGTCGCATGCTGGCATTGTGACAACGAGCTGAAGCACCAGACGGATCAAATCCTTGATAGCCTGGTCGGTATCAATAACGCGGATCTGATAATCGATGTTGCCCGTATCGCACTGGGATTTGACCCTGAACGTTCTCTGTCACTTGCTGAATTGTGCTGGTGGGCTGTCAGCGTTGGAATAGGAGACGAAATCACAGAAGAGATGGCGCGCCGTTCCCTCCGGCTTAAAGAAGAGCCTTTCCAGTCAGTCTACAAAGAAAGCGACATTGTCCCGGCGGTACCGGCCACCAGCATTCTTTCCCCGCTAGTAGCTAAGGTTGCCAGGCATCCTGAACCACCAGCCCCGGTAAAACCAGAGGTGCCAGTGGTTGTTGATCCCGTTGCACCAGCCACTTTATTCATCAGACCTAAGCGGATCCGCTGGGTGTCTGATGGTTTTATTTCCTGGGTAAAGACTCAGCCATGTATGTGCTGCGGTCAGTCGGCCGACGATGCGCATCACCTTATCGGATGGGGGCAGGGCGGAGTTGGTACCAAGGCACACGATATTTTTACGATCCCACTTTGCCGCAAGCATCACCGGACGCTTCATCACGATCCAGTTGCTTTCGAGCGCGAGTACGGCACCCAGCCGGAATTGATTATTAAATTGCTGGACCGGGCCTATGCGCTCGGCGTTCTGGCGTAAGGAGAAGAGCATGATGACACCGCGTCAACGCCGACAGTACAACGCAGGGTTACAAACCGTAGCCGCTGCGCCGCGCAAAAGCTGGTTAGGTCGATTCACCCCTTTGAGCGGTATTCAGTCGCCCTGGATTAAATCACTGCTAACAGTCTGGGGGGAGGGTATGCGGGGAAGTCCTTCACCTCGCAAACCCACAGGTCATTCATGTTGGCGAGGCCTCAGGGCAGAGCGATGGTCGGATAAAGCAATGGAGCGTTTTACCGCGGCTATTGAGCAAGCCCGGAGTGAAGGTTTCCGTGGGCAGCAGGCATTAAACCGGGCGCACGCTATTTTATGGCCTCAGCCTACCACTAGCGCGATAGATTCAGCTATGCGTGAGGATGACGTTAAATTTATGGAAAAGTGTGTGCTGTCTGCATTTGAGACAGGTGATCCGGTTTATCTCGTTGGAGTGAACTATTACACCACACGTAAAAAAATCTCTGATATTACCCGTGAGCTACAGTTGGTGGCGCCGTGGCTAACGGACAGCGAAGCCAGAAAGCGAATGCGCTGGTGCCTGGAAATATTCAGAGCAAAAGTCTTTCTTTCTGTCTGGCGTGAAATTCATGGGGATTAGCAAAAAGTGCTATAAATTCACTTCAATGTTGAAAACGGGCCAGAAAATTAGATAATCCATTCATGCTTGGCAGAGCTGCGCCACTCGGCAGCGTCAAAAAGCGACAATTTGACTATAACGAAAACCCCGCCAGCGCGGGGTTTTTGCTTTCCGGCGATACGACAGGGGTATTCGCGAGATGCATTGCATCAGTACCCCTGTCATATCGTCGTGTGCAGGTTGAATTAATCGGTAAAAAAACCTTTTACTTCAAAAATTTCCTGGTTGACCCTCCCTGTGACAACTAAAAAGCGGCGCCATATCCCGTAGGGTATCGGCCGTTCGCCAGTTCTGAACGTTCGGATTCTGCGATCGGTATTACTGCCGACCATACCCAGTAGATAACCCAGCTTTTTATCTGAGTTGTATTCAGGGAATGCACGTTTGAACTGAGTAAACCATGCATCAATCAGTTCTCCGGCTGGTGGTTCCCACCCACTCTCTTCGGTCAACAAATGCTTATCGCCGTATTCGGCGGCATTAATTTCTGAACCAGTATCAATCACCGGCGCATTCAGATTGGCCTGCAGCTGTCGCACATTCTCTTTTATGCCTTCCTCATAAGCGAATTTCTTTTGTTCGCTCAGTGACGGCAGCGGAATACTGATTTTCATATTTTTATCTCTGGTTAGCCTGATAAGGAGGGGTTTCCCCCTCCATTCATCAGCGCGGTTCCAACTCGATAGAACGCACATCTGAAATCTTTATGTTGACGAGGTTCAGGGTTCCTGTGGCTCTGGCCTCCCATACCTTTGAGCGGTGAAGGTGCATCATGCAGTAATAGAGGTAATCAGGAAGAAGGATATCGGTCCTGACCACCTTTATTCCAATGTGCTCCGGGTTAAAGGTTCTGGTCGGTTCGCCACAGGTTTTTAAAGAGCCCCGACGAACAATCCAGAAATCTGCCTCAGGGAAGTTCGTCTTCGTAATCGTCAACTCAGAGAGTTTCATCAGTGTCCTTATCGGTGGCTTAGCCTCCTCGGGACCGAGTGGCTTTCTGTCGCCACCGCAAGAATATATTAGGCTCAATGAGCCTAAGTGTAAAGCCTTTCAGCTCAGATATTTTTATTGCTGGGCCTCCTCTCACACACACAGCACCTCAAACAGGAGGTGTCGGATGAACAGAACCATGCCTGACAAAATTGCCTCTGCATTAGGGTATTGCACTTCGGGCGGCCTCATCTGCTGGGGCGGAATTGCCAGATGGATACATGACCTTGACTGGAACTTAATCGCAGTTGTCGGCGGCTTTATTATTGGCCTCCTGACTTTCTCCGTTAATTTTTACTTTAAATGGCGACAAACCAGAGCTTACGAAAAGGCGCTGGCGAGAGGCTATGTAACAACACCACCGCAGGATCACTAATATGGCCAACCTGAAAACTAAACTCAGCGCGGCTATGTTGGGATTAATTGCCGCCGGTGCGTCAGCTCCGGTTCTCATGGATCAGTTCCTTAACGAGAAGGAAGGAAACAGCCTGACCGCGTACCGGGATGGCAGCCAGGGGATTTGGACAATTTGCCGCGGTGCCACGCGCATTGATGGTAAACCTGTTACGCAGGGTATGAAGCTGACGCAGGCCAAATGCGATGAAGTGAATGCTGTCGAACGTAACAAGGCGCTGGCGTGGGTTGATCAGAACATCCATGTTCCATTGACGCCCCCGCAGAAAGTCGGCATTGCTTCATTCTGCCCGTATAACATCGGCCCGGGTAAATGTTTTCCTTCTACGTTCTATCAGCGGATTAACGCCGGCGACCGTAAAGGAGCGTGCGAAGCGATTCGCTGGTGGATTAAGGACGGTGGAAAGGATTGCCGCATACGCTCCAATAATTGCTACGGGCAAGTATCCCGCAGGGACCAGGAAAGTGCGCTGACGTGCTGGGGGATAGGTCAGTGAGAACATCAAGTGTGGTCATTCTTGTTCTTGGCGAGCTGCTTCTTTCTGCGTTGATTATCTCTGTTCTCCTTCATCAGGTCGGGAAAGAAAAAAAGCGGGCTGATGATGCCGAGGGGCAAGTAAACAGCGCGCAGACGATCACCTCAAACGTTCTCACCACCATGACTATCTTCAACTCAATATCAGAGGCAAACCAGCATGCCAAAGAGCAGATCGCACTGGACGCATCGGGAGCCGCGGCAGATATCAAAATGGCTATTACGGATGATGATTGTGCTAATCGGTCTGTGCCTGCTGGTGCAGTTAAGCGGTTGCAACAATACGCGAACGGTTTACGTCAAAGTACCGCTAGTTCCGTTGCCAGCCAGCCTAACGGCCAAAACACCGCAACCAGAAATCCCTGAAAGTATGACGTGGGGGGAAAGTCTTGATTTGAACGTCAGGCTGTTATCTGCGTTAGGACAGTGCAATCGAGATAAAGCCGACATTCAACGAGCAGAGAAAGGAATTGCACGATAGACGATTAAAACAATAAATGGCACCTTTTACCATAACGAACTGATAATGATACAGCAATGTAGTCTACATTAATATGAGTGTAATGGTGTTTAATTAATAAACACCATTGTATGTTATTTATATTTTATTGTGCTAACGGAAAAGAGCTGTTCTGACGTTATCCTCTTTCCCCCATGTATCATTTATGATAAAGGGTGTGCCATGAATTGTTATTGTGACATCCTCAACAAGGAAAGCATCTTGGTTTTCTTTAGCTGAAATTACGGCAATTATCATCCCCATTATGAAACCTGATGAAATTTCCCAGTTGTCCTTGCTTGCTCTGATGCTGCCTTCTTCAATAATCTTGAGTCTTGGATCTAGTTGGCCTTCATGAGCAATTGAAGTCCTTCCAAAATTATAAAGGGCCTGAGGTAATGTCTGACCATCAACACTATTTCCTGTAAATAAGGAACGGAGTGCTACAAATGAAATTATATCTTCCTGATCCTCTAAGAAGCCCCTGATCCTTTTACCTACGCCTTGGGTGGGCCTTCTTGCCTTGCCTGTGGCGTCAATAGCTGGGAATAAATGTAATAAACAGGTCTCATAATCCTTATCTGTGAAAGCTTTTATGGCTTTTTCAATTCTTCTGGATACTGCATTTTGCTGTGTCATAAATTTCCTCGTGACATTTTTCTTTTCAAAAGCACAAGTAATCTAGATGATCTCCATCATCATGATCAAGGAAACACAGTTGCAATTGTGTGGCAGATACCAATTGTGAATAACTACTCTGTTGTCTATACGCCCTGGGATGACGAAGTGAGAAAAAATAATGGTACATTGAGAAAAGTAGATTTCGCTGGGGCAACTTAATTGATTGGTATCTCCTGCACTGAAGGCTAACATGTCAACGCTCAAGGAATTATCCCGGCAGCTAAAGCAACTGCAGAAACAGCTCCCTTTCGCCACGGCACAGGCCATGACATCGGTAGTAAGGGATATCGCCGCAGCCCAAAAAGTGGCGCTGGGGCGAAAGCTGGAATCGCCGACGCCATTTACTGTTAACTCTGTGGGTTCTGCTGGCGCCAGAAAGAACAACCTCCGCGCAAAAGTCTTTGTGCGTGATGTCGCTGCTGAATATCTCGAACCCTTTGAGTTTGGTGGCGAACATAAACTGAACAGCCAGGCGCTGCTCAATCCAAAGAACATCAAACTGAACAAATACGGCAACATGTCGCGCAACAAGCTGTCGCAGTTGAAAGCGAAGCCGAATGTGTTTGTTGGTGAGGTCAACGGTGTTGATGCTGTCTGGCAACGGCGTAAACCGAGGAAGGCGAAAAAGAAACGAGCCCGGCGCTCAGCGAATGGTACGCGCCGACCAAAGCGGAAACAGCGCGCTCCTAAGCTGCTGGTGAGGTTTGGTGATGCTCTCCCTGTTACGCCTACGCTTGACTACATGAACCGCTCACGGTCAATGGCAGCCGGCTTGATTCCCGGCGCGCTGAGCAGGGCGATAGAAGAAGCGATTCGAACGGCAAAATGACGCAAATACCACCCCATAGGGTTTGGGTCCTTCCTGAGACTTTTGTAAAGCACGGGCATTGCGCGCCGCAGTGTTTTCCTAGCTACAAATTTTTATTTTGTGTCCCATGTCCCACCTGATGGGATCGCCAGTCACGCCAGAGCCAGCAAGTATTATTCCATTTATTCCAGTGGGGCATTCGTATGGGACATTGCAAAAATGTCCCAGGTAAATGTCCCACCCTAAAAATGTCCCAGGTGATGTCCCATGTCCACGATGAACCAGAGTCAGTACGCGCAGCATTCAGGCGTTGACCGTAAAACTATTGGCCGATGGATCAAAGCCGGTCGGTTTATCGTCATGGACGGCGACCTGATAAATGTTGAAGCCAGCGATGCCGCGCTGAAGAAAAACCGTGATGGAAAAGATCTGCGGGCATCGAATGCGAAGAAGAAAAAGCCCCCGGCGGTGCGCAACGATGGCGATGATGAAATTGATGAAACCGTCCGCCAGATAATGATTACAGAAGGTGCAAACCTTTCCCGGGAAGAGGCTGCACGGATCCGTGAAAATTACATGGCTCTACAGGCAAAGCTTCAGTATGAAAAAGACAGCGGCCAGACAATTGAGCTGGCCACCGCCGAGGAGGTTCTTTTCAATGCCTTTCGCCAGCAACGTGATGCCTGGCTTAACTGGCCTTCACGCGTGGCGCCATTAATGGCCGCCGATCTGAATGTGCCGGCGGACAGGATGACAGAGGTGCTGATTGAACATGTCCACAAACATATCTCAGTCCTCGGAGAACCAGAGTTTAACCCAGCGGAAGATTGAGCGTCTTCAACTGAGTGTCCGGAAGGGGTGGACACCGCCGCCACGCATCAGCGTCCCGCAATGGGCCGATGACTACCGGAAGCTGGCGAAAGAAGCTGGCAGCACCTCCGGGAACTGGGAAACATCAACGGTTGAGATTGCCCGCGGGCCGATGCTCGCCGCGACGGAATCTGGCGTTCACATTATTACCGTGATGTGCTGTACCCAGTTAATGAAAACCGCGCTGCTGGAAAACCTGTTTGGTTATTTCGCGCACCTCGATCCATGCCCGATTTTGCTCCTGCAGCCGAAAGAAGAGGCCGCCGAGCAGTTTTCCAAAGAACGCATCAGCCCGCTGGTTCGCGTGACGCCAGTCCTGCGTAACATTATCGGTGACTCAAAGCAGAAGAGCTCGAAAGAAACCATTCTGTATAAAGCCTTCACGGGCGGATTTCTGGCGCTGGCCGGCGCCGGTAGTCCAGATAACCTTGCGCGCCGTCCGATCCGTGTTCTGCTGGCAGATGAGGTGGATAAATACCCGATTACCCGTGAGGGCGATCCCATTGCTCTGGCGGAAGAGCGAACCGCCACATTTGGCCTTAACTGGCTGTCTGTGCGGGCTTGTTCGCCGACGGTCGAAGATGAAAGCCGAATTGCTGACAGTTACGAAGATTCAGATCAGCGGCGGGCTTCTGTTGTTTGCCCTCACTGCGGGCACCGACAGTTCCTGGATTTCTTCAAACATGTTCAATGGCCGAAAGAAGGTGATAAGCACCTGACCAAAGCGGCCATGATCCATTGTGAATGTTGTGGCGCAGGCTGGTCAGAGGGGGAGCGGCTGCGGGCATTACAGACAATTCGCTGGCACCAGACAAAACCGTTTGAATGCTGTGGTTCCCGCCATTCTCCATTAATGGAATATGACCAGAAATGGCATGAAAGTGATGAGGGGAGTGTTGATACGGTATGGCGCTGGTCGGAGTCGGAACGGCATGCCGTATACCGGGCGATTTGCCCGGACTGTGGTGACGAAGCGCTGGATAATCACCACGCTGGGTACCAGGCGTCAAAACTCTTCAGTCCCTGGCAAAAAGACAAGCCATCTGATATTGCGAAAAAATACCTCGATGCGAAAGGAGATCCGGATAAAGAACAGGCCTGGTGGAACACCCAGATGGGGTTGCCGCACCGGCCTAACCATGGGAAACAGCTCCCGGTTGATGTTCTGCTGGCGCGCCGCGAAGTCTTCCCGGCCGTCGTTCCTGATGGCGTGGCATTGTTAACTGCCGGCGTCGATACCCAGGATGACCGATTCGAAATCACGATCACTGGCTGGGGCCGGGACGAGGAATCGTGGTCAGTGGCGCATGACGTTATTTATGGCGATCTGGAAACTGAGGAACCGTGGAAGCGCCTCGATGCGTATCTGAAACAGATATGGCGACGTGGCGACGGGCGAGGGCTGAATATTCTTGCTGCATGTATGGATTCCGGTGGTCACCACACGCAAAAGGTTTACGAGTTCTGTAAAGAACGCCTTGGGCGTCGCATATGGGCTATCAAGGGGGAGTCTGCGCAGGGCGGCAAACGTAACCCTGTCTGGCCAACCAAGCGACCGACGTCGAAAAGTAAAGCCAGCTTCAGGCCGATTATTCTTGGCGTGAACTCTGCGAAAGATGTTGTCCGTGGTCGTCTGCATCTCGAACCGCCGGTCTTAGGAGCAGCAGGCGCGGGCTATATGCACTTCCCGGATGATCGTGACCTTGGATATTTCAACCAGCTACTGGCTGAGCGACTGGTTTACAAAGTGGTGGCTGGACAGCGGTTCAGTGTCTGGGAGCCCATTCCCGGTAGGGCGAACGAAGCGCTCGACTGTCTTGTTTATAGCTATGCCGCGCTGTGCGGACTGAAACATATGGGATTAAAACTTAATGTTCGGGCCGCTAACCTTCAGGCCGATCCCGATAAGTTCCTGCCGGCGCCAGCCGAGCCAGAAGAAAAAATCAATTACGAATTACCGGGCGCCATCGTGGATGAGGCTATGGCTCCTGTTAAGCGTAAGAACATTTCTAAACTCCTGCCGCAATAAGGAAAACCATGTTTAACCGAAACACGAGCTTACTTGCTGGTGGGATGACTGATGAGCAACTCAGAGACGCTCTGCAGAAAGCGCAGCAGGCTTATATCGATCTGACTACCGGTAGCCGGGGTGTCTCATTCTCCTACACGCAGGGTGATGGGACTCGTTCGGTCTCCTATCAGCAAAGCTCTCTCGCCGACCTGCTGGCGCTGATTCAGTTGCTGCAGGCACAACTGGGAATTGTCGCCCGGCCACGGAAGCCTGTGAGGTTCAGATTCTGATGAATAAAGTGCAAATCCTTGGTCCGGACGGAAGACCTTATCAGGCACCAAAACCCAGCATGTTGACAGGTGGTAGCAGGGTACCATATGACGCCGCGGATTCCTTCAGCGATCAACTGGCGAACTGGCAGCCCGCACTATGGTCGCCGGATAACGAAATTAATATCTACCGTGACCGTATCGTTTCCCGTGCGCGCGATCTGGTCCGGAATGATGGGTGGGCCAATGGTGCCATAACTCGCCTGCTTGATAATGCGGTCGGTGCCAATTTCCGCCCGATCATGAAGCCTGACTATCGTGTATTACGGATGATGACAGGTAATAAAAGTTTTGACGCAGTATGGGCGGAAGAGTACGGAAAAGCGCTCGCTTCCCACTGGCGAACTTGGGCATACGATACAGGTCGTTATTGTGACGTTGAGCGCAAGTTAACCGTTCCGCAAATGTTGCGTCTGGCATTTCGCCACAAGTTGATAGATGGCGACGCCCTGATGGTGCTTCAGTATCGCACCGATCGCCTTGGCCCAGGTAAGGGGCGTTATGCCACGACGGTGCAGGTTGTCGATCCCGACAGACTCAGCAACCCGCAGCAGAATTTTGACATGCCGAATATACGCGGCGGCGTTGAAATTGATGCTGACGGCGCGCCTGTGGCTTATCACATACGTGAAGCACATATTGGTGACTGGTGGAGTGGCGCCAAAACGATGACATGGCGAAGGATACCGCGCGAGACAGATTGGGGGCGTCCGCATGTTGTGCACGACTTCGACCATGAACGTGGGGCTCAGCATCGTGGTAATGGCATTCTGACTCCGGTGGTTCAACGCCTGAAGATGCTGGTGAAGTACGATCAGAGTGAGCTGGAAGCGGCAATTCTGAATGCTATATTTGCCGCTTATATTGAGTCACCTTACGACCCCGAAATGATCCAATCCGCGCTGGGGGAAAACTTCGAAGAGGGATTGGGGGCATATCAGGATGGTCGGGCTGAGTTTCATAATGATCGCCGTTTGACGCTGCAGAATGGCGCCCGCATGCCAATCCTTTATCCCGGTGAGAAAATTACAACGGTCAATGCTGCCCGTCCTTACAGCAACTTTGAAGTTTTCGAGTCTGCAGTATTGCGTAATTTCTCATCCGGTACGGGGTTATCTCCTCAGCAGGTTACACAGGACTGGTCTGATGTGAATTACAGCTCTGCGCGATCTTCTTTGCTGGAGGCATGGAAAACGCTCACCCGCCGACGTGATGATTTTTCTATGGGTACCGCTCAGCCTGTTCTGACAGCTTTTGTGGAGGAAGTTCACGATAACGAGGATTTACCCCTTCCGAATAATGCTCCTGATTTTGTTGATGCCCGGGCAGCGTATTCTCGTGCCCGCTGGATGGGGCCGGGACGAGGATGGGTGGATCCGGTGGCAGAGAAAAAAGGCGCCATTCTTGGCCTCGATGCCGGCCTTTCCACTCTCGAAATTGAAGTGGGTGAAAACGTGGGTGAGGACTGGGAAGAGATTCTTGACCAGCGCCAGCGGGAAATTGAGTCCTGCCTGAAGAGAGGGCTTCCATTACCAAGCTGGGCGCAGGCGGACCAGTTCGCCAGCGAGACAATTACCGATCCGGAGGAAAAGTGAATCTACCTCATCTGGCCCAGCGCTTATTCAATACGCCGCTGGCCCTGCACCCGAGTAAAGCTGAAGTCATCATGGCATCCGTTATGGACCGATTTGGTATCAGTAAAATCGAATCCTCTCTTGCCATGGATGATGACTGGTATGGATACGACGATAACCGGGGGCGGGAATCCCGTAGCGACCCGGGTTATGACAATGTGCTGGGTGTTGCGGTCATCCCGATATGCGGGACGCTGGTACAAAAGCTGGGCAGTCTGCGCCCATACAGTGGCATGACAGGATATGACGGCATTCGTCAGGCCTTCCTCACCGCAATGGATGACCCGGATATTTCGGGGATCTGTCTGGATATTGATTCTCCCGGGGGCGAGGTCGCGGGATGTTTCGATCTGGTTGATGTCATTTACGGCTCCCGGGGGAAAAAGCCCATTCATGCCATTCTGACGGAAAGTGCTTATTCCGCTGCCTATGCGATTGCCAGTGCTGCGGACCGAATTTCTGTTCCCCGAACCGGTGGGGTGGGTTCAGTTGGCGTGATCACTATGCACCTTGACTGGACCCAGCGGATTAAAGATGACGGCCTTAAGGTCACCATCATCACCTACGGTTCCCGTAAGGCCGAGGGGTCACCGCTGAGAGAGTTGTCAGATGAAGCGCTGGCGGCTATTCAGCAGGACATCAACACCATGGGCGAATTGTTTGTGAACACCGTCGCCAGAAACCGGGGGATTAGCGCAAAGGTTATCAAAAGTACTCAGGCTGCCTGTTTTATGGCTGCTGATGGTGTGGAACTTGGACTGGCTGATGAGGTGTGTCCTCCTGATGCTGCGTTCAGAAACTTACTTGAAAAAACAGGAGCCTGAAATGGCGAAGAAAAAGACATTTAGTTTTGCTCACCTTATTGGCCGTAGCGCGACAGCTTCCGAAGAGGAAGAAGACAAAAAAGCCAAAAAAGCGAAAGGCCGTCGCGCGGAAGAAGATGAGCGCGAAGATGATGCTGAGGACGATGAACGCGAAGATGACGCGGAAGACGACGAGCGTGATGATGACGCTGAAGATGACGGTGACGACCCGGATGCGGCGGAAGACGATGACGATTCCGAAGATGACGGCGAGGATGACCGCAAAGAAAGCAAAGCGGTGAAAAATGCCCGCGCCGCCGAACGTAAACGTTGTGCCCGTATCTTCGGCAGTAAGCACGCTGCGGCGAATCCTTCATTGGCTGCGTCGCTGGCCTTTAATACCGGAATGAGCTCCGCCGCGGCTATCAATGTTCTGGCTTCAACCGCGCCAGCTTCACAGCCAGCCACAACCCGCAAGCGTTCGCTTGACCAACGGATGCAGAACAGCCATCAGGCCCGTCTGAATCCGGATAGTGGCAAGAAAGAGAGCGGTAAATCGGCACTGGTAAACCAGATGACCGGCCTCTACAACTCCATTAAAGGAGAGAAATAATGGATCAATTTGGTCAGAATGCCTTTGCTCCTGGCATGAAGAGTTCAGTGTTTGTACCGGATCAGTTGATTGCCGGTAAACTGCAACTGGTCACTGACACCGGCACGATCACCGGCGGCGTGTATAAACGTGGCACTGTGCTGGGCATGATCACCGCCAGTGGTAAATACACAGTCAGTGTGAAAACCGCAACGGATGGTAGCGAGACGCCGGCAGCCATTCTGGTTGATGATGTTGACGCTTCCACCCATGGCGATCAGTCCGGCGGCCTGTACCTGATGGGCGAGTTCAACCAGAATCATATTATTTTTGATACTTCGTGGACTGCGCAGGAACTGAAAACAGCACTACGCCCGCTGGCCATCTTCCTGAAAGACAGCGCCCAGGCACCTTTAACCACTTCCTGATTTATCCCTCATTTCTCCTGGCGAATGCTTTAACCGGCAGGCGCCGACTCATTTAAAATTTATGCCAGCGTGCGGCTGGCATTATCAAGAGACTGATTATGGAAAATATTTATGATACCAGTGTGCTGGTGCAGGTCGTTCCTAACCTGAAAACCAGTCAGAACTGGCTGCTTGATCGCTTCTTCCCGAACGTTGTGACCTATGAAACCGAAGAAGTGGCGATTGATGTGGATGTCGGCCTGCGTCGAATGGCGCCGTTCGTCTCCCCGCTGGTGGAAGGTAAGATGGTCGAGTCTCGTAAATACCAGACCAACACCTTCAAGCCTGCTTATGTCAAAGACCTGCGTGCACCGGATCTTCGCAAACCGATTCGTCGTCAGATTGGTGAGCGTATTGGCGGCGAGTACACCGCCGCAGAGCGTGAAATGCTGAACCTGCAGTTCGAAATGACCGATCAGATTGACATGATCAACCGTCGTCTGGAGTGGATGGCGGCCAGTGCGCTGGTATCTGGTACCATCACGGTTGCCGGGGAAGGCTATGAAACCAAAGTAGTGGATTTCGGGCGCTCTCCGGATTTGACTATTACTCTGAGTGGTTCAGATAAGTGGCCGCTCACGGTTGCTGCTGGTGCCACTAATACTCAGCCTTCTGATGATATTGAAAACTGGCAGACGCTTTTCCTGAAAGAATCCGGTTCCGTCGCCACGGATCTGGTGTTCACAAGCAAGTCATGGCGTGCTTTCCGACTGGATACGACCATCAAAGATAACGCCATCACGTTCCCGGCGCTGAGCCCGTTTGGTAACCAGGTTAACGCTGGACCGCAGGCGATGAAGGGGGCTGTCTATAAAGGGCGCTGGGGTAACTTTGACCTCTGGCTGTATAACGACTGGTTTATTGACCCTCTCGATAATGTCGAAAAACCGATGATCCCGGATGGCGCTGTGATTATGAGTGGGGCTGATCTGATGGGAACCCGCGCATTCGGCGTGATTCTTGACCCTGAATTTAACTACGGCCCGCTGGCCTATGCACCAAAATCCTGGGTGGAAAAGAACCCGGCGCAACGACTGATTCTGACCCAGTCCTCTCCGCTGGTTATTCCGAGTCGGGTAAATGCATCCCTCTGCGCGATGGTGGTCTGATATGGCTAAAGTAACCAAAACCGAACCGGTCAACGATCTGAATGCGGAAGGGACTGCCGATGATGGTCTGAATATTGATGAGCTGAATGCCGTCGGCAACGTTCAGGAGACCCGGCTGCCTGACGAAAAAGACGCTGAACCATCAGATGATGAGGATACCGCCGAAGAAGATGACCAGGAAGAAGCCGCGGAGCCTAAGTTTGTGGTGCTGAAAGGGAATTGCATTCGCCATGACGGTGAGGTTTACCGGGAAAACTCCCTTATTCCGGTCTCCGGTAAGGATGCCGAGCGTCTGCTGGCAGCAGGTGTAATTGCCGATGTTCAGGTTCTGCGACAGCGCGCGTTATCTGCTGCGCGTGGTGTGAAAATCACAACGGAGTGAGCCGATGGGCGTGGACTGGGATTTACATCTTTTGAGTCCGCTTCATGGGGTGTTTGGCGATGAGCATGAGTACCGTCCCCGCAACGGTACTCCTTTTACGATTAACGGTATTTTTGACCGTGGCTATGCGCAGGTTGCAGAAAATCTTGATGGCGATTCAGAAATTAATACCTCCAGCCCGATGCTGGGGGTGCGTGATGCTGAATTTCGTCAGTTGGGTAAACCGCAACCTGCCGTATCTGACCGTGTGTTTATCAAAACGGTCGGAGGTCAGGTCATCAATCAGTTATTTGTTGTGTCCAACGTCGAACCGGACAGCCATGGCGGCTCACGTCTTGTTCTCAATGTGGCAAAAAACCGATGAATGCTTCCGCAATACGGCAAATGGTCGTGGCCGCGCTGAAAGATAAAACGGCTGCCGCCGATCGTGTGTATTCCCCGCGTGACTGGGCAACTTCCCCGGACTTGTACCCTGCATTGCTTGTTCAGACGCCATTTGATCACAAAAAGGCGCAGGGGCGAAATACCCCGGCCTTCACCTCTCTGACCACCGTTCGTATTACCGGCCGGGTTCAGGAGTATGACAGTGAAACCACTGATGATGGCGCCATGCGCGCGGAGGTTGCACTGGAGGAGCTCCGGGAACAGGTGGAAAGGGCGGTGATTAACAGCTACGAGTTGACCCGGAACATCCAGAAATATGCGGAGGTTCGCTCGACGATTGATGTTGATGCGGATGGCGAAGCGCATATGGGCCAGCTGCTTATCGAAATTGATATTGAGCACTATCAAGGACCGGAAGACTTTTATCCGGTCGATACGGTGCCGCTGGCGGGGATCGACATCACCATAGACATGCCGGACGGTACGCCGCAGCCGGGCGTAAAAATAGACCTTCAGGAGTAATCATGTTTGTAAAACCGAAGGACGGGCTCAGCGTTCGCTGCCCTGTCAGGGGCGAGCCTTTGCCCAAAGATGGCGCGGAGGTACCTGATAATACGTTCTGGCGCCGCCGCCTTAAGGATGGCGACGTCAGTCTGGTACCGGTAAAGGGCGTGAAAAACGCCGTAAAAAAAGAGGACGTAACTAAATGACCGTTCCATTTTCGCGAGTTCCCGGCAATTTACGTGTGCCGCTTTTTTATGTGGAGTTTGATAACTCCATGGCCAACACGGCGACGGCTACACAGCGAACGCTGCTGATTGGTCAGATGCTGGCATCAGGCTCTGCACAGGAAAAAATCCCGGTAAAAGTCTCCTCTCCTAATGCGGTAAGTGAGCTCACCGGGAAAGGTTCAATGTTGCATGGCATGATGACGGCGTATCAAAAAAACGATACTGCAGCGGAGGTATGGGTCCTCCCGCTGGCCGATGATGCGGACTCCATGGCAGCGGCCACAGGCAGTATCAAGGTTGCCACACAGGCGACAGAAACTGGCGTTATCTCTCTTTATGTTGCTGGCGTTCGCGTACAACTGACCGTACTGGCGACTGACACTCCGGCTCAGATTGCCACTGCGCTGGTCGCGGCAATTAGCCGCAAAACGGAACTGCCGGTGACAGCAGCTGTAAAAGCCGATGCAACGGATACCGTGACACTGACGGCCAAAAATGCCGGGTTACTGGGCAATGGTATTGATATCAGGCTGAATTATCTTGGTGTTCAGGGGGGAGAGGTGACGCCCGCGGGCCTGACGCTCACTATCATGGGCATGACCGGCGGTGCCGGCGCGCCGGATTTAGTTGATGCCCTGGGCAACCTGCAGGATAAGACCTTTGATTTTGTCATCAACCCTTATGATGACACTGCATCACTGGACGCCATCAGAGAATTTCTGAACGATGCAACCGGCCGCTGGGCATGGGATAAACAGCTCTATGGCCACGCATTCACCGCCACCAACGGTACTTACGCTGAGCTTGGTACCAAAGGGGAAACCCGTAATAACCAGCATGAGTCACTGCTTGGCGTGTACCGCTCACCGTCACCGCGTTATATCTGGGCGGCAGCACTGACAGGGGCCGCAGCACCCAGCCTGCGTAATGACCCCGGACGCCCGCTACAAAGTCTGCCTGTTTATGGCGTGCTGGCACCGGACCTGGCGGATCGCTTTGAGCTGACCGAGCGCAACAACCTGCTGTACAGCGGCATCTCCACTTACACCGTGGGTGATGACGGGACGGTGATGATTGAAAACCTGATTACCACCTACCAGAAAAACAGCTATGGCGACGAAGACGACAGTTACCTGCAGGTGGAAACGCTGTTCAGTCTGATGTTTGTCACGCGATATCTCCGCACGGCAGTGACCAGTAAATTTGGTCGCATGAAACTGGCCGCGGATGGTACGCGTTTTGCGCCGGGGGCGGCGATTGTGACGCCAAACATAATCAGAGCCGATCAGATCGCGGAATACCAGACACTGGTCTTTGACGGCTACGCACAGGATGCTGAGGCTTTCGCCAGAAACATTATCGTTGAGCAGAACAAAACAAACCCGAACCGCGTCGATGTGTTGTGGCCGGGAACACTCATGAACCAGCTGCGTATTTTCGCGCTGCTTAACCAGTTCCGCCTGCAGGCTGAATCGACAGGAGCATAAAACATGGCTGGAGATACCACTAATCGCCTGGCAGGTACTGCGTATGTCACCGTAAACGGGGTAACCGTCATGGTGGAAGGATCATTCAAGTATCAGACCTCCACGGTTAACCGCACCACGCTGACAGGCATGGACGGTGTACATGGCTATAAAGAAAAGCCGGTTGCCCCGTATATTTCTGCCCGTCTTCGCGACAGTGGCGGTACCAACGTACTGGGTTTTAACAAACAGACGAACGTCAACGTGATCGCCGAGCTGGCGAACGGCAAGACCATCATCGGTCGTGCGCTCTGGACGGTAAACGTTCAGGAAGTGGAGAGCGAAGATGCTGTGTTTGATGTTCGCTGGGAAGGTCGGGACGTAACGGAGAACTAAGATGGCAGAACTTGAACGCACCAAAGTCATTCCCCTCATCAAGCCTCTGGTCGATGAGGCGCAAAAAACGCGCTATGAGCAACTGGAGCTGAAGGCGCCGACGCTCAGTCAGGCCGAGCAATTCTACGAAAAGCAGGCATCGTCCACTTCACTGGCGGCGATGCGCCTGCTGATCTCGCTGGTCACGGATACGCGGGAAAGCGTGCTTCAGCCGATGGATTTTATTGACTTCCGAAAATGCGAGGAGTTTTTGCTCGGTTTTTTGACCTGGAAGTCCTGACCGCCTGGCAGGAAACGGCCGCTGACGTCACATTTTATTTCCGCTGGACAGAAGACAGGGCATGGGGCATGACCTATGCCCGTCTGAAGTGGTGGGTATTGCAGGCCTCCCGTATCAATAAACTCAGGAATACCAAACCCGATGAGTAATTCTTTCGACTTTGAGCTGGTGGCCAGCGACCAGGCGACGGAAGCCATTGAGCGTATCAATGAGGCTATCCGTGATCTGGAACCAAAGCTGGATAAAACCAAAGAGGGGCTCCAGTTAGGAGGACAGGAGACTCTCGATGGACTTAACGGCTTTATCTCCCGTTTCGAAAATCTGTCCAAAAATGCCCGTGATAATGTGCAGTATATCGGGGATATGGTACCGCCGCTGAAGATGGTCGGGGAACTCTCCGGTAAGCTGGCATCACTGGGCGTGGTTGGAGCGGCGGGATACGGGCTAAAACAGATTGCCTACGGTTTCCATGAGGCCTCAAGGGAGGCTTATAACCTCGATGTCGCCGCGAAAAATGCCGGGATGCGGGTGGAAGATTTTTCCCGCCTGTCCGGCGCAATGAGGATACTGGGTGCTGATGGTAACAGTGCAAATTCCTCCATCGAGGGGATGGCTAAAAGTCTGAAGGAGGCCGCCAGCGGTGCCAACAGCCAGGTGCTCGGCGCATTGTCCCAGATTGGCGTTCAGATCCAGAAAAACAATGACGGATCCGTTGATACGTTGAGAACGCTGGAATCGATAGCGCGCGTTTTCCCGAGCCTGCGGCCAGACCAGCAGAAGTCGGTTTCCGATGCTCTCGGGCTGACACCTGAAATGCTGGCACTGATGCGAGAAGGTGTAAGGATGAAAGCATTGCTGGCGAAATCCGATGAGCTTGGTCTGACGGTTGACCCGGAGCTTAACCGGCAATTGTCCGAGGTTAACGGCTCCATGAATGAGCTGGGCGCAGCATGGGATGGACTGAAAAATCGTTCGAAAAATTCTCTGTTTAAGGGATTGCTTTCCGATGGTTCGGTGAAAGACGGCCTCGAAGGTGTAACCGACTTATTCACGAATGGCGACTTTACCGGGCTGTCGCATGCGCTGGGGTTTATCAGTAGCAAAGATGCCGGGAAGCTACGCCGCATTCAGGGTGATAAAGCGCTGTATAACACCCTTTCCCGGCGAGAGCGCGGGGCGGTTGATGCCGGCTTTATGACAGATGCCGTCAGGAAGCGTTACGACGCGCAATATGGGGCTGGTGATCGGGCTGAACAACTCCGTAATGATTTGTCCATCATCCTGCCAGCAGGTGCTGCAGCTCCACGCGGGGAGGTGAATTATAACCAGCCATCGAATCAGGCACTGGGGCTGAGGAATAATAACCCCGGCAATCTCCGGATAGCGCCCAATGCGACAGGAATTAATCGTGGATTTGTCACTTATGACAACAGTAACGATGGTCTGGCGGCAATGGCCCGGCAACTGATGTTATATGGCGATCGTGGGAAGAACACACTGAACAGTATGATCCACACGTATGCACCGCGGTCAGAAAATGATACCCAGTCCTACATCAATTCAGTATCAGCCGCGACGGGATTCCAGCCCCAGCAACAGATGGATCTCCATAATCCGGAAGTACTGAAATCTGTCATGGCTGCCATGATTCAGCATGAGAATGGCGCGCAACCTTATTCTGAGGATGAGATACGGGCGGCAATTCAGACGGCTATAAGTGACCCACGCTGGTCAGGTCTTCGTGACAGTAGCGTGCTCAGCCAACAGAGACAGAACATCCTCGCACCTCAACCTGATAAGTTTGACAGCTCTTCTATCCTGACCGCTTCCGGCAACGGCAGCGAGGCCGCCAGCGAGAACCTGACGCGCGCTCTCAAAGAGGCGATGGCCGATCAGAAAATGAAGCTGGAAATCACCATGGTCAATGATAAGGGTGAGAAGAAAACCTATAACGTCGAGGATAACGGCAGAATAACAACCGCCATGAATTACTAACCCGCATTTAACCGCCACCCTGGCGGTTTTTTTTACACCGGAGGACCGATGGCAATTATCCAGGATGCAATAACTTCCTTGATGGGCGGAGGCGGTAGTGATGACTGGTTGAGTCAATTGCGGCCAGCATCTTTCCGTGGCGTGCCCTTTGCTGTGGTTAATGAAGAAGGGAGTCATGGCCGCCGGCAGGCCGTCCACGAATACCCTTATCGAGATACCGCATGGGTAGAGGACATGGGGCGCGGAACACGGCGTTTTATTATCCGTGGTTTTATCGTCCAGAACAGCCTGGTCTACGGCGGCGGCGATGTTATTTCTCAGCGACAGTCATTTATTAATGCGTGCGAAGCTAAGGGGAGCGGTACGCTCATCCATCCCACGCTGGGAGAGATGACGGTTTCCATTCCTGAAAACGGGTTAAGACTCTCCGGCTCTGCCGACAATGGTCGTTCGTTTGAATTTACCCTGATGGTAATTGAGTCGGGTTTGAAGGTTTTCGCCGTTACAGATAGCACCGCCGCTGGTGATACCGTTGGCACTAACTATCTGAAACTGGTAAGCACAGCGGTTGCCAGTACTCTTGCGAGAATCAAAAGTGAAATCCGTGGCGTGACGCAGGGGATTCAGACTATCAAGGGAACCGTGACGTTCTGGACCAATATGGTTGATAACACCATCAGTGAGGTAACAAACGTCAGTAACGTGCTGGATTCTACCTTCGGAAATAATCGTTACGGTCGGTACAGCAAGGGGACCGTCGGCGGGAGTTCGTCAGGCATAAACGGCAATCGTGACGCTGACGACTCAGAAGACTATCAGGCCTTGTCTGAACAGATATCCGCGCGGGCGGTGATGGACCGCCAGGCTGTGCTGGATACGACTGCTGCACTGAATGATTCTGCATCGGTAAATGAATTAGTTCAGGGCGTTGCGGATGTGATCAATCGCATTCTGGCCAGCGCCGGCAGTGTGAATGACAAAATTGCAGTGTTTGAAAAACTGGCGGCTTCAACCAGTACCGAATATCAGCGCTCTGACAGCAGCAAGCAACTGGCTGGCACAATGAACACGCTGATCATTGTGCTGTCCACCGGGGCGATGACTGATGCTGCCGCAGATTACAATCCTACCAGCCGTAATGAGGCCGAAGACATCACTCAACGCGTTGCCGGGCAGCTGGATACAGCATTACTGCTGGCTGGCGACCGTGGCGATGATGATCTCTACACGGCATTAATGGGCGTTAGAACCGCTTTCCTGAATGCCATGGCTCAGATTTCATCCGGGCTGAGTGAGTTAATGCAAATCAATACTGCGGCGCCGGTTCCTGCTCTGGTGCTGGCCAATCGTCTGTATCAGGATGCCTCGCGGGCAAATGAACTGATACAGGAGGCCAGCGTGCCACATCCAGCATTTATGCCGACGACGATGAAGGTGTTGAGACAATGAGTACGGATAACGACCAGGAGATCGTCTCACTCACCGTTGATGGAAAAATCATTGAGGGCTGGGACTCGGTAAGGGTAACCCGTGGTATTGAGCGTTTCCCCTCAGATTTTGACCTGGGGCTGATGGACTATTTCCCGGGGAATGGCCAGAAGCAACTGGTGACAGAGGGGATGCCCTGTCAGGTGAAGTTTGGAAGTGACCTGGTCATAAATGGCTATGTTGACGACTGGGCGCCATCGATTTCCCGGTCCCGCCATGAAGTCAGAGCCTCAGGCCGTAGTAAGTGCGCAGATCTCGTGGATTGTTCTGCAGAATGGCCAAATAACGTTATCAATAACAGTAATGCGCTTGATATAGCCTCCCGCCTGGCATCCCATTACAACATTGGGGTAAGTACAGACGTTGATGATCTGGTGAAAGTCCCGCAGTTTTCCCTGAACTGGGGAGAATCGCCACAGGAAATACTTGATCGTGTTTCCCGCTGGTCGGCATTGCTTTATTACGATCAGCCTGACGGTAACTTATTTCTGACCCGAGTGGGAACAAAGCGCGCGGCCAGCGGTATAGCTGAAGGGGTAAATATCGAACAGGCTTATTTCCGCCGTTCGATGGCGGACCGCTTTTCTGATTACGTCGGTGTATCGATGAGCATTTCCCCGATTGCAGGATTCTCGCCGGATACGGCTTATGACTCGGTGACACTGGCGACGGCACACGATCCTGAGGCAGCCAGTATGCGTTACCGAAAACGGATCATTATTGTTGAAAGTACGCTGATGGCTTCACAACAGGCGCAGCGCGCGATTGACTGGGAGATGAATCGACGATACGGCCGTTCCCGTCAGTTGACGGTGACGATTGACTCCTGGCGCGATAAATCCGGGAAATTATGGGAGCCTAATACTCTCATCCCGGTCAACATACCGAGTCTGCAACTGCCTGACACCGAAATGCTTATCGCTGAAGTCACTTATATCAGAGACAGTGACGGTACCCATGCGCGTCTGTATCTGATGCCTCCGGAGGCGTTCAGTGTCCAGCCTTATGCTTTCTACCAGCAGATACCAGGACTGAACCAATGAATCAAAATTTAAAGAAAACGGCCACGCGTATAGCCGGCATGCTGGGTATTGGTCGTATTACCACGCAGAAAGATAGTGGGGTTGTACAGGAAATCCAATACCAGACCCCGCTGGAAGTTGCCAGCGCCCCACGGTTCTCTGATTTTGGTTTTTCGTCCGGGTTGCCGGCGGGATCTGATGTGGTCATTGCCTTCCTGGGAGGGGACCGCTCCAGTCCTGTTGTCATTGCCTCTAACCATCAACGCTTCCGGCATACCGGGCTTAAGCCTGGCGAAACCGTCGTCTATAACCAGCAGGGGATGAATATTCATCTGACTGAGGCTGGAATTTTCATTGATGCGAAAGGTAAAGATGTAGAGATCAACAACGCCAGAAGCATCACCGCAACGGCAACGGAACAAGTAAAGCTGGTTACCCCGAAACTCCTAGTGACGGGTGACATCATCGATAACTGCGAGACGAATAATTCAACGCTCAAAGAGCTGCGTGATGCTCACAACGATCATGACCATTACGTTAAAAAAGTTCAGTCCGGCGATAGCACGATCTCAAGCGAAAAAACAGAGAGTCAGGTATGAGTGATATTTCCTCTTTCTGGAACGTTGATGCCCTTCATGCGGACTGGCAGGCCGGAAACGGCATCTTAACTTCAGAGAATGACTTGCACACGGCAGTAATCATCAGTCTGTTTACTGATGGGCTGGCACGTGCCGACGATGATTATGAAGGAACTGATCGCCGCGGCTGGTGGGGGGATCTGGAGAATGACCGGAATATTGGCTCAAGGCTGTGGTTACTACGGCGTGAAAAGTTGACACGCGAAGTGGCGATGAGAGCTGAAGATTATGCCGAAGAGGCTCTGGCCTGGATGAAATCGGATGGTATTGCCGCTGAAATACAGGCGCAATCGGAAATAGTCTTCCCCAACAGACTGAATCTGATCATCCGATATTTGCCGCCGGAGGGGGACTGGCAGGAATTCAAATTCTTCTGGTTATGGGAGCAACTGAATAATGCCATTTAAACGGAAAACACTGAGCGAACTCCGCGATGAGAATCGCCAGTTTATGCAGGCAGAATTGGAGGAAGTCGGCGCACTGCTACGGTTCGGAAATCTGAAGGTACTGGCCGACATGGACGCGGGTATGGCGCATTTGCATTATGCCTATCTCGATTACATTGCCCGCCAGTGTACGCCGTTCACGTCCACCGATGAGTGGCTGGCCGGGTGGATGGCGTTAAAACAGACTTACCGCAAAGCGGCAACCGCGGCCCACTCGCCAGCTGCCGCAATTACCGGAACGCCAGGGCGAGTATTAGCAAAGGGCTCTGTTATCAACCGTGCGGATGGATACCAGTACATCACGGATACCAGTATAACCATTGACTCTACAAGCAGCGCCACGGTTGCTGTGACTGCAAGTCTGCCGGATGTCTCGGAGGATGTCACCGGGGGCGGCAGTCGGGGAAATGCGGATGCCGGAACAATCCTGACACTGGATGCCAATGTACCGGGTATCGATAGTGAGGTTACGTTAATTGAACCCGCTACCGGCGGCGCAGATATTGAGAGCGAAGAGGATTTTCGTCAGCGTGGACTACTGGCGTTTCAGAATCCCCCTCAGGGTGGAAGTGATCCCGATTATCGTAATTGGGCCCTGGCAGTTTCCGGCGTTACCAGAGCATGGGTCCGCCGGCGGGGGATGGGGCCAGGGACGGTCGTGATTTACATCATGTGTGACGGCAGCGACAAAACAAATCATGGTTTCCCGATCGGGACTGATGGTGTCTCGCAGCTTGAAGAGTGGGGGGCAGTCAAGGCTACAGGCGATCAGGGAAGAGTGGCTGATTATATGTATCCGCTTGCACCGGTTACTTCCCTGAACTACATCTGCTCACCCATCGAGAAAGTGATTGATTTCGAAATTAGCGGTATATCAGGTGCAGACAGCGAGACGACGGCAGCCATTGCTGATGCCATTGATGGGGTTCTGTTTGAATCTGCAAATCCACTTGGTACAGGAAAAATATACCTCTCAGATCTGAACCGTGCGATAGGGGATGTCTCCGGAACTGCCGGATTTATTCTGGTTTCACCCTCAGTGAATATTGTGCCAGGAATAGGAGAGCTGGCTGTTCGTGGCGAGGTGAACTATACATGAGTCTTTTCTCGACCGACGACTACCTTCGGGCGCTGCAGGCGCTAATTCCCTCCGGCAGAGCATGGACCAGAGAGCCGAAAACAGTTCAGGCCGCAGTGCTACGCGCGCTGGCGGCCAGTTTTCAGCGAAGTGATAACGACGCTCTTGGATTATTGCGAGGGGCATTCCCGAAAACAGCGACCATCATGCTCACTGAGTGGGAAAAAACGCTGGGTTTACCTGATGACTGTTCCATTGGTGAAGTGGACACGATTGGAAAGCGGCAGAGCGCGGTTGTCTCTAAATTAATCAGCACTGGCGGTCAGTCAAAGAGTTATTTTATCGGTATTGCCGCTGCGATGGGCTATGTCATTTCTATTAAAGAATACCGGCAGGCGCGCGCAGGCTTATCAGTCTGTGGTGATGGTTTAAATGGTGATGACTGGCCATTCGTCTGGTTGGTCGAAGCAGAAGATACCACAATATCCTATGCGCGCGCCGGACTTAGCTATTGCGGCGATCCACTCCGTTCATGGGGAAACCGGCAGCTTGAATGCCGTATTAACGCGCTGGCGCCATCCTATACGCTGGTGAAGTTTGGATATATCTATTTTGGTTTTAATGATGAAGGTGTTTATGACATCACGCCAGAGTTTTCCAGAATGTTTGATGTCGCCTCAGGATATATTCCTTAAATCTGATTTATGGACAGGTGAAAAATGAGAAAGGTTGGAAGTACTACAGATACGGCAGATGCGAATGGCGAGTACACAAATGGTAATGTTGCACAAGGCATTGCACCTACAATTATTAATGCTGAAATGCTAAATACATTTCAGCGAGAACTCGTTAATGTTGTCGAAGGTGCCGGGATTGAGTTGGATCCATCTAATGATTCTCAGGTACTGGAAGCAATGAAGAAATTGCTTTCACCGGGACGATTATTAAATATTAAAAAATTCACCACGTCAGGGACTTATACACCAACCCCCGGAACTAAATCGATCATAGTTGAAGGGGTTGGTGGCGGTGGTGGTGCAGGAGGCTCCTTTAAAACCCAGACAGGGTATTATACCGGAACGGGAGGGGGGGGCGCAGGAGGGTACTTTAAGACGAGAATCACGAGTATTCCTGCATCAGTAAACGTAACTGTTGGAAAAGGAGGAAAAGGAGGTGTTGGCGGTACTTCACCAACTGCTGGAGAAAGTGGAGGGCAAACAAGTTTTGGAACATTTGTTCAGGCTTCAGGTGGCAGCGGTTCTTCGGCCTCACAAGCCGCAGTAAATTCTGGCGTAGCATATCAATTAGGGTCCGGTTTTGGTGGGTTTGCCACTGGCGGAAATATTTTAAATTCAAGAGGTGGTGATGGTGGCGCATCTTTGATAGTTAAGAATGGATCTGGCGTTAGTGGCGCTGGTGGTGCAAGTCACTTTGATATTGGAGGTTCAAGCCAGCCTTGGAGTAATTCAGGCAACCCTGGTGGTATAGGTGCTGGGGGCGGAGGATCAATTCATCAAGATGGTAGTTCAATACAGCCAGATGGAGGTGATGGTGGAAACGGAGTTATTTTTGTATATGAATATTCATAGAAGTGTTAGCGAGCCCATTTGGGCTCGTTAAATTAGAGTATAAAGCGCAATGGTTTTATTTTTTGCAAAATCCAGACTGAAATGATTGATATTAAAAACACCAAGGCGGCAAGCAATGCCGTTTCTATAATATTTAAATTTAGCTTGTTTGAGTTTTTGATGAATGCCTTTATAAATAATTCTAGAAATACTATATGTATGCAATAGACGCCAAGACTTAGTTTAGATATAAATTTTGTCACTTTATGAATTGAAGGCATTGCTTTGTTTATTAATAATAAAAATGAAAAAAAAGATGCTGAAGCTACTACTACAAATGGTGATAAATTTGAGTAGAAAAGTGCATCTGGTTTATTGTTAACATCACTCCATTTTTGAGTTGCGACTGCTGTGATTAAGCTAAATGCTACATATAAGGTAAGTGACAAGGCCAGTGCTTTTTTTGATAATTGTTTTTCACATGCATCGTAAACTAACTTCCCTAGCAATAAATAACCAAAGAGTAGTGATGAATAGTTAAGTTGATATTTTACAAGTAAATCGCTCATCCTAAATCCTGTGGTTTTTTCAATGAGCGGCACGCATGATATAATTATCCATAAAGCTGTAATGATGTATACAGTATTCTTTTCTGAGTGTATATAAAACTTTCGTAAAACTGGAATTGAAATGTAGAATCCGATGCACGCATATAAATACCATAAGTGGTATTTTTGTGGTGTTTGTATAATAGATGTAAGCCAGTTCAAAATGCTATTGAATTTTATCCCATCAACAATAGTGTAGAATACTGACCAGAAAAAAATGCAAACAACAACTCTGGTGATTTTTTTTACTGCTTTTGATGGCTCATCTCGGATTAGAAGTGCTCCCGTTATCATTATGAATACTGGAACACATACTCTTGTGAAAGAGTCTATCAAATTGGCTGAAAACCAATTAGGGCCATTTTCATAAAATCCATATCCTGCAACATGAAGAAGAACAACAAGGAAGCAAGATATTGAGCGTGCCAAGTCGATACCTGAGGACATCTCTTTATTTATTGCCGACATAAATCACCTTTTTTATTTTGCTCAGGTATTAAATGTAAATTCATGATGGTTATTTAAAATAATAAAATGGATATTATTCTATATTTATTATGCCTTGGCGTCAAATTTAATTTAATAATTGCATCCGCGTTTATTTGTCTTGACCGCATTAAACACCGCGCGCAGCAATATCAGTTCATCCTGTGCCATTCGTAAAGCGGAATATTTTTATATCAGGAAATTATATGGCTCAAAGATATAACACTGGAAACCCTCGGCCTTCAAATAGCATGAAGGACTTGAATGATAATGCCCTTGCATATGACGATTTCCTAAATAGCGAAACAGACACTTTTACTGATCGCATGGGGAATGATCAGGATACTCTGCGTGGCTCAACAAAAAAAATGGCAGCAGCCAATGCAGCTGTCGTAGAGGAAACCCGCCAGAATCTTATCCCGCTAAGCCGCCAGTATTTGACGCTGGCCGCCGCGCAGGCAGATATAGCGAATATTCCTGAAGGGAGCGTAACGTATTACCGTAACCCTGATGAGAGTGCGCTGGCCATTGAGGTCATCAACAATGGCGGTACACTTACGGCAACCGGGCGTAAGATGCCGTCGCAGAGAGCCGTTGATAAAGCAGCCAGCTCAGCCCAGCTGGCAGGTGTAACAGTTGAAGACCAGCTTTATGATGAAGAGGGCGTGGAAATCGTTCACGCTCTTGCTGATGCTGACGGAAAAGCACCGCTGACGACCAACCGACTGGGGGCTGTTGGTTTGGCAAGGGCAGAGGTTGC